AAATCGCTGCTTGGTACGAGAAGTCCCGTCTGCACAAAGCGCGTTTAGCTCCCTAAAGCGAAAGCCGGGGTTCATGGCCCCAGCTTACTTCGCCTTCGCGCGTTCTTTAATTATAACAGTTTCGTCCAGGGATCTACTGATTCTTGGACGTTTTCTTTTTTAGGTATTGTCGGTGTCTGCGGTTTAGGCATTGCCGGCATCTGCATGAGGATGCTTTGCATGGTTGCTACCTGCTGTTTGAGAGTCGTATTTTCAGCAACTAACGCCTCCGCTTGATTGCGTGCCCACGCTGTGGCGTTTGCCGTGAGCTGATCGAGTACATTTTCTGGATGCGGGAACTTGTAGAAAGTCCCCCCTTCCGTCAGCACCTTCTGCCCGCCTTGGTTTTCGGCCAGCGATTCCAGAAAAGTCTCGATTCGCTCTAGGTCTACGCCTGTTTCAAATGCGAGCTCTTGGGGGACAAGCATCCCCATGTTTTTCGCGTAGAGCGCTGTAAATTTTTGAGCTACTCGTAAGCTCTCTGCTCGATCTTCTTTTTCTTTTCGTGTTAGTTCGCTTGCTGACGCAGCTCCGGCCAACAATCCGCCAGCGGCCGCAACCGCCGTGGATAGATGAGCAGGCTGAACCAGGGCGACGGTAAAGGTTAGTACACCGCCGAACAGCAAGGTTGCGCCGTTAAGCAGACTCGACGGGGAGTTGATCATGCGCTTCAAAAGCCGGTTTCCAGAGAACACTGTCAGGGTTAGAGGCCCACTCGACCGGAGACGGTAGGCGGTTTGAACCGGCCGCCGCTCGGTCAGTCGAGGGGTCGTACGGCTTCAATCGTAGTCCGGTGAACACGGCTTTGCCATTCACAAACTTAGGTCCAACACCTTCAACTTTTAGCACGTTCCTAATAGTCTCCTTGAGTCGATCGACGAAGCGAGGTTTAGCTGAATGCTTGTATCCGTTTGACTTACAGAAATTGACATAGCTCGCATACAGTTCTGCATATGCGTTTTTGACGAACATACCTTTTTCCGCTTCGTCTGTGTTCGGCCTGAAAGCACCAGCCCCGATCAACGCGTTGCTATTAGGTGCGTACATCGTGCACTCCGCCAGCCACGCTACGTAGGGATTGTTAAAGATCAATGCTTCTAGGTTGGTCGCGTTAAGTGAGGGCACGTGCTTAACGGGGTTGGCTAGCACGTCCCGCATTTCGTCGAAGGGCATGTCGAGAGCCCATGAGACCACACCGCTAAGCTCGGGAACTAGGTCGCCTTCCAGTCGATCCGCGTAAATGTTCAGCAGATCTCGCCGTTGGGAGGGCGGCACTACTTTGTCCATGATGATCGTCAGTCGACGACGCTCCAGACCGCTGCTGATGTCGGAGGAACTGATGTGCTCGTTAGAAGCGATACATACTAATACCTCGGGTTTGAAGTTTATTACTTCTTTTCCGTACTTACGCTCTGCTCTTAAGGTATCTGATGCGGATGTAATTTTTTTAAGAACGTCTAAGCGCTTGTTGAAGTTAGCTTCGTCTGTAAGCAGCAGAAGCTTCTTACCGATCAGGTTATAGCATTCAAACTTGTTGGTTTCGATTGTTTCCAGGTTGCTGGTGTGCGTGCCGGAGAACCCAGCCAGCGCGATCAGGAGCTGCTGCATTGTCGATTTGCCGGTTCCGCCCGGACCCACTAGATGCAGGAAACGCTCGCCCGTCGTGTAGCCGGTCAGAAGCGCACGGCAGAATGCCCGGATGATGATTTTCTTGTCCTGCCCAATGCAGGAATCCAGCCACGCGTGGAAATTCGGGCACTGGGCAGCTTTGTCATACGGGAATGCAAGCTTGCTGCGAAGGTAGAGTTCCTTCTGGCAACCTTCTTGGAACCCCATCGAATCCCCGTTTAGCACACCGTTTTTAAACGGGATCTTGCCTTTGCTGCTGCTCCAGATGGATACCCGACCGCCGTTAACGGACTTAAGTAGTTTGCCCTTCAGAATCTGAAAAACTGAGCTAACGGTTGATGCGCTGTAACGCGGCATCACGCCCGCGGTCACAAAAGTATCCAGTGTTTTTATAATTCGTCTTTTGATGTGCTGTTCGTCCTGTACGTACCAGATACCCTCGTCTAAGTCGTACGTGAAGAACTCGTCCAGAGATGAATCAAATAGAAATTCGTTACCGTAGTTATTTACGATGATGTCTGCGACATCGTTCTCGGAGAACTGACGATTTCCTTGCTGCAGCTGCACCAGCTGAGCTGGAGTTGACGGCGTGGAAGCCATGGGATCTGGGGGTGTTGATGTTGGTGTTGATGTTGCTGTCGGCTTCGCATCCATCTCTCGAACGAGATCGTCGAAAGTCAGGACGGAGTTAGTCGGCTTGGGCTTCTTTGATGCAATTTCTGTACGTACTTTTTCCGTACAGGTGGTCTCAAAGATTTCTCGATGGGTGCTCTTGAGTCTTTTCCATGCAGCTAGAGACCTGTCCTCTGATGCCATGACCACGGCGGGCTGCAGAGCGTCTGGATCTGTGATGCTGTTCAGGATCCGATTAAATTTGCCATCCAGCACAGGGTCGTATTCGTAGATATTCTCGAACACCCGGTGTGCGATTGTCAAGGGGGGTTCGCGTGTTGCAATCCCCTGAGCGTTCAGCCAGTTGCTCCAGCCGATGATCTCCTTCAGGGCTATCGCCAAGGCGAAGGAGCGATCCTCCACTTCCTCGCCGTCCAGCATCGACCTGACTGTTCCGCTTACTAAGCGCTCTAGGTCGACTCCTTCTGGAGACTGTTGAGTGCTCAGGTGCTGCTCCGCGTCTCTCGCGGTCTCTTCCGGCGGAGGCAGCGTGGCGTAGACCGCATAAGCTTCGTCAATTTTTGAAGCCGGTATGAATCTATCTGTGACTACCAGTAAGCTAGAAGTTCCCTTTCCGCCGTAAAATAAATTGACGGCTTGGGTAGCACGTCGGTCTGATCCTGGTATTTGCTGCGCAATATGTCTGGTGAACCACTGGTAGAAGCCAGCATCAATAATTGGCTTCTCTAAACCAAACACCAGTCGGAATCTGGGCCACGTCTCTGTGTGAGACGGAGATAAATAAGCAAGACTCAGATATTTGTCACATATATCCAGCTCTAGTGCTTGAGCTACGTCCAGTTCTTGTTTTTGTATCTTGTTGCCGTCTTTATCTTTCCCGTCTGCTTGGTTGTCAATGTCGATGATTATGACACCGGCTTTGATTGCGCCCGTGTTTCCTTCACGTCTTCGTCCATCGACCAGATGCCAGGCACATAAACCAGCCTGCTGCGTGGTGACAGCGTCGGCTAGAGCCGCAATGTCCTTCTCTTGGGGAAGCCAATTGTTGTTGAAAGCGGCAAAGTTGCCTCCTGCCGCAATCTTACCCGTCGCAGGGTTGACGTACTCAGAGACTGCGTAGTTGATCGAGAAGAAAAAGTCCATGGTCTCCTGACGTCAGGTCATTCTGCCATGAAACCCCTTGCGGCGCAGTGGAAGGCGCCCTTAAGAAGGTGTTTCACTTGTTGACAGATTCATAAAATTGCCGCAGGACCTGCAGCCATTGTTCGATATGTTTTTCGACTTGAGCCCTGCTGAAAGTGAAAACTTGAACAGGATATTCCGGTAATGGCGTCGACACGATTATCTGAGTTTTGTCTACTTTTAGGTCCAGACAAGTTTCAGCTGCCAGTGTGTATGCAGCTAATTGTAGTTGTGTTTTCTTTAACTTAAACACTCCGCTTGTTAAGGCTTTTTTGACATTATCTGGAAGGTTATCTTTAGCTTTTGGGAAGTTAGCTGAATAAGGACCTACTGAAGTTTTAAAGTCTCCCAGTATTATTTCTCCGTTTACATCCCTGTAGATAATGTCGCAACAACCGGCATATCCGTGCCCCGTACTCTCGTTGTAATAATGGATTCTGCCTACACCGTCCTCTCCGACGTACCGAGACCATTGCGGCTGGTTGTACGGTTTTTCGCTCCAGAGGACAGTTCCTTCGTTTAGCAGATCGTCCAGTTTTTCTGGCATACCCTTCCAGTATGCGAGAACGTCATCTCCAGGGTGGACGGCAAGCCCCCTGATGTAATTCTCTACCGCGTTGTGAATAAATGAACCTCTTGCAGCTGCGTTTTCTAGCGCACCAGGATTCATTAGATTCCAGTGCGCTAGTTTTTTCCGCGTTTCCTCGGTTTGCGTGGCCGAGAGGACACTCGTAACAGATGGAAGAGGTTTGGGTACTCCTGCGCAGTTGTAGTGCCGTAAACCGTTTAGAGTAACTCGTGTTTGGGACACACTTTCGTGTCGATTAACCTTTAGTTTACTATTTGAAGTCAGAACGACATCTGAAATGGTCGAGAGTCTGTATCTTCATCATCGTCGTCATCTTCTTCGTCGTTTCCCACACTGTCTTCATCTTCGTCGGAATCCAAAAAGAATTCAGATTTTTGGTAGTCGAAGTCGCGGTTGTGGCTGCTCAGCTCTTCGGCGAGGCAAAGACCTGCGCAATAAGAGTCGGTAATAATCTCCGCGCACTCAGCGGCAGATCTAGCGGTTCCCTCCGGTGAGACACACTCCTGGAGAAGTTGGTCGGACACCAGTAGGGCTGTGACTTTTTCGAGAAGTGTATTTGTTTTTGTGAGTTGATCCAGAACATCGCGTTGGAACTTGTCAAATTTTTGCCGCCGAGTCATTGTCATGTTAAAGAAGGCAGAGGGTCTACACGATCCCAGTCCAGACCAAAGGTTATCTGAGTTCCGTCGTGCCACTGCTCGGGGCGTTGGAAGACAAACCAGCAGCTGGTGACGGAATCCCGCGTGGAACCAATGGCGCGAAATTTGGGACGCGGATTAAGGACAATCATATTGCTGATCTTGTTTGCTAACAGAAAGCTTTTACGTTTGGCTACTGGTTCTATGAACGACAGTCGGTCTAGTACAGCTATGCCTTGTGTTGCAATTTGGATGCCGTATTCAAGTATATACTCTGTGTAGTCTCCTAAGCCTGTTGTTGCTGCTATGACCCAATCAAACTTTTTCTCTTTCTGACCGACCCACCAGACGGGATCCATTAAGTTTGTTTCATCCTTGTTTTCAACGACGTTAAAGTTATGACGTCGCAGTTGGTCACTCAGTATCGACAATGGATCAAATGGGACTAAGACTGAGCCTGTGATAAAACTGTGTTTTATGAGCGCGTGGGTGACCCCGTTTGGGAGTTGATAAAAAGAATCTGCCATTGGTCGGGTTGTAGGACTGTCAGAGTTTAACCAAAATTTCCGGTCTACCCGGTAAATGCTGCCTATTATGACGTCAGTGCATTCTGTAGATTATGTTAAATCTGGAATGGCTGAACACGGAACAAGAGTTTTTACATAAGCGAGTTTGCGGAGATTTTGCCAAGCTCGACCGAGAACAAATGAAAGATGTTTTTGAATCGGTGCATAAACAGTATTTAATCAGGAACAGCTTGTTTTCTCGTTTGGCCTCTTGGTGCGCCCGCAACGGAGTGGTCTTGCCTGCCTTTGAGGAGTTGCTTTCCCCGAAAGAAGTTCAGCATCCGACTCCCTTGGAGGAATAAAAAAAGCGGTCGTGAGACCGCTTTGTACCTTGGCTTTCCTTAACGTTAGCTCAAAAGTCGATACCTAGAGCTTTTGCTTGTTCCGCCGTAAGTTCGATTGGTTTTTTCGCCTTCGCACTAGGTGGTTCGTTCTCGACTTTTTCGTCCGCTTCCGCAGACTTCAGAGCCTTTGCTGGCCCTGCGCTAGCGAATGAACGTTCCGGGGGCGCGCCTCGCTCGGCAGCAAATCGAGCTTTGATCTCAGTGTGATCTGCACCCAAGGGCAATTCGACCAAATCTGAGCCGGGGATGTGGGACTTGAGTGCCGATGCACACAGAGTGCCTCCCTTGTCGACAAGCCAACTGTTAACGTCTTCAATCAATTTGATTTCCTCCTCGTTCGCCGGCGGTCTGTCGGAGAATTCGAGAGCATTAAAATTGATCTTCGCGCCATCGGCGCCGGTCATTGGATCCCGCTCATTAAAGCTGCGAGTCACGAATTTCGTCGTGGTGATCACCGACGCGCAGTTGATTCGATTGTTGTAGAGCGTCTGGAAGTAACTGATGAAGTTCTTCTGAGAAGACTTGCCTGAAATCATCGAAGTCGTTACGCAACGCGGAGGCAACAACCTGTGATTTGGGCTGACTCCGATGTAAGCAATGCGCAGAAATTCTTCTTGGTTGCGCATACCTAGGTTGCCGAAGTAAGGAGTAAATCCCACCAGGACAAACTCAATAGGGATTCCGTTGTCGTTCCTATCAACAATCGCAGAGTCTGGGTCGACATCAGATTTCCAACGTCGAGCCTGTAGATCTATTCGAAGTGTGTGCGGCGGTACATTACACAGAATTTCGTCTTGGGAGAATTGACCAGCAATGAAAACCATGGTTAGTACTTAATCAGAGGGAGAAGTCAATAGAACCGATAGCAGCAGCAGCTACTTTACCTTTTTCAGGGTCGACAGCTTTTTTTGGAGCTTGTTTAGAGGACTTGGGGAGGTATAGGATCTTATCTACAGTGTAGTTGAGATAATTACT